CTTGGAAAGAGCAAGTGAGGTACCTAGAGCCATAGTGATACTCCTCCCTCAATAGAGGGGGTTGTTAGCGTAATGGGAAAATCCCATTCACTTAATTTAGGCAACCGCGTTAAATGCCGCGGCGCCAATTCATCGAAGTAAGATCAAACGTCCTACTTCGATCGTCCCTTTGAAAGGACAGTAGCTAAACTCACACCGAGTAGAGCTTGATTAACGGTCGGACATTTCCATCCGAGTCCAGATAAACTGGAGTAGTCAGGATAGATAGGAATCCTATGAAAGAAAGATCTTTCAAAAGACGCCCTGTCAGACTTGGGGTTGCTAGTATAAGAACCATCATTGGCTCTTGTCCAGTCCCACTCGATATGCAAAGTCTCCTTGTATTGGACCCATCCATCTACAAGGGCGATCGGAAGATCAAAAGTATCAATTTTGAGTCGCTGTAAGAACGTTCCAACGCCAAAGAACCAATCGATGACGAAGGAAAACGGAACAGCTTCCCAAATGATACGAGGATTAAGCTCAAACCCTAAGGTGTCTAGTAGACCACTTAGGACGCCCAATAGACCCTTTAACTCAGCAGGAAGCTGAGGTTTATAGGCTATATAGGCCGTGCAAGATCTTTTGCACGTGGCTGTCCAACTAATAGAGTGGGAACCACTCGGATAGTTAAACACTCCGCTCGCTGAGATAGGCAGCCCTAAGGACACCTGCGTGGAAGACTGAATTGTCTTCCCAACAGCGTTCTTAAAAGCTGATAGCCTCTCCTTCAACCGAAGCACACCACCAATCGCATCTCGGATATCACCAACATTTGGTTTCCATCCGAATTTGTAATTTAAGTGTGCCCCAGCCAAATTCTTTGCTAAACTAGTTTTCTTTCTCCAGAGCTTAAACAGACTGGAAATATCCTCAAGTTCCAACAAGAAATTGGGAATATCTACAGACGTTAAATCAGGTCTCAGCTTATCAAAAGCTGAGTTAATGATACCCTGAGCACTGCCACCGAGAATCGTAGCTCCCGTTCCAGAGAGCGCGGTCTCGGCCGCAGCGAGCACTTGAGATTTG